TTATTGACTTTTATGCAAATTATCCTGAAGTAGAAACCAAACAAAACAGATTATTATTTAAAAAAGAATTTTATGAAAAAGTGCAACAAGTGCAAACAGAACTTGGATTGGGACAAGTTCAGGAAGGACAGACGAAACGCTGACGGATATTATACTTACTGCTTAGAATGCGCTAAAGCTGCAAATATTAAATATAAAAACAAAATTAAAGAAGGAACTATTAAAGCTTATTAAATGGACATAACCGCAAACGAACTTACAAAATGGGCGAAAAAAAACCTTGAATACGTTGGTTACAGATTAAATAGGGTAAACAATATTCCATTTGGAAAACGCAAAGGAACGATTCAAAAAGGTTGGGCAGACTTACAAGGTTACACAGAAAATGGCGTTTATGTAGCGGTTGAAGTTAAAAAATTGGGCGATAAACTAAGCGAAGAACAAAAAGAAAGGTTAAAAGATATTTTTGAATGTGGCGGGATTGTTTATATTTGTACAGAAGTGGAAAATAAACCTGCTTTAATTGAATGGTCAAAAATGAAATTTTAGCTGAATATTGGGACTTAAAAGAAGTCAACGAAGCATTTGGCAAAATGCAACCTGAAGAATTGCGTTACGACCTTAAAGCAGAAGTTTTTTTAGTTCTTTGTGAAATGGACGAACAAAAGTTAATTGGAATGTATGAAAGGAATGAATTAAAATTTTATATTGTACGTACTATGCTTAATATGATTAAAAGCGACAGAAGCAATTTTTACAAGAATTATAGAAATCATATTGAGTTTGTGCCAACAGAATTAAATAAAGAAATTCAAAGACTAAACACAGAACCAACAGATTTAATTGACAAACTTGAACAGAATTTAGAAGGATTACATTGGTACAATAAGGAAATATTAAAACTTTATGCTATTGATTTTAAAAAGAACGCAAAAGAATTAAGCCGTAAAACCGGTATTCCTTATATGTCAATTGTTAGAACTATAAATAAAACCAAAAAACAAATGAAACAAAATATACGCAAATGATTTTATCAATTTTAACCGCAATTTGTGCATCACTATTTATTAACGATATACATAACCTTCCCTTTAAATGGAAAGCGAATTTCAAGCCATTTAATTGCGGAAGTTGCTTGGCTGCGTGGCTTGCACCAATACACTATTTCGCACCTGAATTAATCCAAAATATAACGTCAACAATGTTTATTGCAGGATTTTTAACGCCAATAATATCAAAACTAATTTGGAACTTATGGAAATAAAACAAGAACACAGGGATTTCTTAGACGCTAATATTGGAAATTATGAAAGCGCGCAAAACGGATATATTAGAAATTTGGATTTACCTGAATTACAAATGTACGAACATATATACCGTTTATACTTAGACCCTAACTTTTTATTATCTGTTTGGTGTGGCGCTTGTAAATTTGATATGATTATGCGTTTATATAATTGGTACGTTACACAACCAAAACCTGTAACAAACTTTTATTCTAATATTGACATTTCAAAAATGGAAGATATTTCAGACAAAGTTGAATATAAAGAAACAACTGAAGGAATACAAATTACTTTAAAAACTGAACAAAAGAAACGCGGACGTAAACCCAAAGCAAATGGCTAACTTTATACACCCGACCGCCATTATAGGCGATAACGTTGAATTAGGCGACAACAATTACATTGGCGCTTATTGTATTATTGGCGACCCGGCTGAACATAAAAAATATTGGGGTCAACCAAAAGGTAAAGTTAAAATTGGTAACGGTAATATGATTACAGGTTTAGTGACTATTGACGCCGGAACTGAAGAAACAACAATTATTGAAAATGGTTGCTTTATAATGAAACACGCGCACATTGGTCACGATTGCCATATTATGAATGACGTTACAATAAGCTGCGGCGCAAAGATTGGCGGGCATTCTATTGTTGGCGAACGTTCAAATATTGGATTAAATGCAGTATTACACCAATTCAGCATAATCAAAAAGGGTTGTATGATTGGCGCAAGTGCTTTTTTTAAAGGCGAATCAGAACAGGAAATGAAATATGCCGGCGTGCCTGCGCGCAAGCTTGGTTCAAATATAAGAAAATGAATATAGCCGTACTTTTACTGACCCTAAACAGAAACGACTTAACTAAACGCGTTATTGACCAAAATTTTAGAAATTCAGGTTATAATGCAGACTGCTTTTTAGTTGACAATGGAAGCGACCAAGTTCCGTATGAAATGTACAATTGGACAAACTGCAACGTATCTTCTAAATTAAGGGGAATTGCAGCCGGAGTTAATGCCGGATTAAAAATGACCAAAGCATACGACGGCGTATGTGTCTTAGCAAACGATATATTGCTTCCTGAAAATTGGCTTTTAAAGTGGGTTAATTATTCAAACCTAATACCAAAGACAGGTATTATTGGGATTCATTGCGTTGAAGATTTGCCGCCATTAACAGACGGAGTGCATAAAGTGCATACACCATTTGGCGACAACTATTTAACAAGGGAACTAATTGATACCATTGGCGGTTATAACGAAGAATATGACCCTTATGGAATGCAAGACAGGGATTTTGCTGAACGTGCAACCATTGCAGGATTTACGAATTATTATTTACCCGATTTGCGTTCTGAACATATTGGACACGACGTTGGAAATGGTACAGAATACAGAAGAATGAAGGACGAAAGTTTAGCACGCGCACAGGCAGTTTGGGAAAAATACCAACCTATTTATCATACAGAAAAAAAGATTAAATGCGAATTTTAGCAATTACAAGTAACAAAAGCGGGGTTGGTTACCATAGAATCATTATGCCAATAGTCAATATGCAAAAAGATTATTGTTTAATGACCGATACATTAAGCGAAGAAACGTTTGAAGGGAATTATGATATTGTGGTTATGAATCGTATGCTTGCAAATGTAACACCTGAACAAATGGACGGTTACCGCAAAAAATACGGGTTCAAATTAGTTGTTGACAACGACGATTATTGGAATTTAGACCCTTCGCACATATTATACGAAAGGTATATGTTAAATAACGTTAGTCAGCAAATATTAGATTGGATTCGCATTGCAGACCTTTGCACGGTTACGCACGAACGATTAGCTGAAGAAGTTAAACCATATAATTCAAACGTTGAAATTTTGCCAAATGCTATTCCTTACGGTGAAGAACAGTTTAAAGATTTTAAAAAGGATTCTGACCTTGTCCGTTTATTTTGGTCAGGTTCGGGAACGCACGGAAAAGACTTGGAAATATTACGCAACCCAATGAAACGAATTAATTTCCCTGTGCGAACTGTAATTGCAGGATACAATGAAACAGAAAAACCAATTTGGGACGGTATGATTTGCGCATTTACTAACGGATTGAAATTGAACCCAACTATTTACAATTACAACGAAGTGACTTCATATATGGCGGCATACGCAGATTCAGACATTTCATTAATTCCTTTGGTGGATTCAAAATTTAATGCAATGAAGTCTAATTTAAAGGTTCTTGAAACCGCAGCAAAGAAAAACCCGGCAATTGTCAGCAATGTTCACCCATATAAAGGGTTTTATCCTGCCTGTCACGTGAATAGCCAAAAAGATTGGTATTATTGGATCAAACTATTGGTAAACGACAAAGACGCACGTAAACATTACGGGAACGCTTTGTATGATTATTGCAATAAGAATTTCAATTTACACGAAGTAAACAAACACAGATTCGCTATTTATAGTAAACTAATAGGAAATGCCGGTAATTAAATGTTCAAACGGGAAATATAGAATTGGATCAGGTGCTTGCATATATGACACCGAAGAAAAGGCAACCAAAGTTTGGCAGGCAATATTGGCTTCAGGCGCATACGCAGCCGACGAAAATAAAGTTTCAATTGATTTTGACGATACATTGGACACAGAACGTGGCAAAGAATTAGCAAAAAGACTAATTGCAGAAGGTAAAACCGTTTACATAGTTACAAGACGCCAACAAAGCGCAAGCGAAGAAGTTTATAAAGTTGCGGACGAATTAGGCATTCCAAAAAGCAGGGTTAAATTTACAAACGGCGCTTATAAGTGGGAAACTATTAAGCACTACGGAATCGGTACACATTACGATAACAATTCCCGTGAAATAGAATTAATTAATTCTAAAACGACCGCAAAGGGGGTAAAATTCGCGTTTCAGGATTCATACAACGATTATCCCAAAGCTGCACTTTTAAACGCTGAAAGGGCGCTTAATTTGCGAAATGAATATAATTTAGACTGCGGAACGCCTGTTGGTTGGGCGCGCGCAAACCAATTAGCCAATAACGAACCTATTTCACGCGACACAATTGCAAGAATGGCGTCTTTTGAAAGGCACAGACAGAATTCAAAGGGCGACCCTAAAAAAGATTGCGGCGCTTTAATGTGGTTGGCGTGGGGTGGCGACGAAGGGATTGAATGGGCGCAAAAGAAGCTTAAACAAATAGATGAAGAAGCACGTTAAAATTTACCTTGAATACTTTGGCTACGGAATAGAAGATTTTATTGCGTGCGAAGTATGCGGGCAAAAGGCGGTTGACATACACCATATTGACGCGCGTGGAATGGGGGGAACGAAGAACGAAGATACAATTGACAATTTACAGGCGCTTTGCCGACAATGTCACGTTGTTATGGGGGATACAAAAACACATTATCAATATTTAAAGGACATTCACAATAAAGTATTAAATGGCAAAAGTTAAGTCAGACAGTCGCAAGGTATCATTCGGTAAAAGGAAATGCGGACACGCAAAAAAGTCTTATAATAAACACAGTCCCAAACCAAAAGCATACAGGGGACAGGGCAGGTAAACAAACTGTGGCAAAACTGCGGAATTTATGGCAAAATCAAAAGGAATAGAAAATTTAAAACCATTTGCAAAAGGCGAAGATTCAAGACGTAACTTGGAAGGACGCCCACGCAAATATGTAAGCCTATTAAAAGAACAGGGTTACAAATTAGCCGAAATAAACGATTCAATACAGGCTTTAATGTCAATGACACCAAAAGAATTGGAAGCGGTCACAAAGAACCCGGACGCGACTGTACTTGAAATGACTGTGGCAAAGGCAATCATAAAGTCAATGAATAATGGAAGTCTTTATTCAATGGATACTTTACTTTCACGCGTTTACGGTAAACCAAAAGAACAGGTTGACGTTCAACAGGATTCACGAATTGAAGTCGTATTTGTTGACGGTAAAACTATTTTGTAATATAAAGGGCGTATCTTTACATTATGCGCATAGAACTGCCAACACCACATATTAACCAAAGGCAAATATTAGAATCAAACAAACGATTCATTGTTGTTATGTGTGGACGTCGTTTCGGTAAGTCTGAATTGTCGCAAATACTTGGAATTACAGAAGCTTTAAAAGGAGGATCAGTTGCCTATGTTACACCAACATACGGATTGGCACAGGTATTCTTTGAACGCCTTACAAAGACGCTTCCATTTAAAAACAATATTTCAAAGCTTAAAATCTATTGTCCCAATGAAGGTTCAATTGAATTCTTTACAGGGGAACGTTTAGACAATTTACGTGGTCGCAAATTCCATTTGGTTATCATTGACGAAGCAGCTTTTATTTCAGACTTAGAAGACGGTTGGAATAATAGCATTCGTCCAACTTTGACTGACTATGAAGGACGTGCAGTTTTCCTTTCAACACCACGTGGCAAAAACTTCTTTTATTCCCTGTTTATGAAGCAGGGCGAAAACGATTGGCAAAGTTTTAAATTCAGTACATACGACAACCCGCATATAAATCCGCGCGAAATAGACGAAGCGCGCATACAATTGCCTGAAGTTGTCTTTAATCAGGAATATTTAGCAGATCCGGCGGAAAATAGCGCCAACCCATTTGGGAACGCATTTATTAGACGTTGTATTAAACCAATGTCTGCACAACCTATTGTTTGTTACGGGATTGACCTTGCGAAGTCTGTTGACTTTACTGTTATTGTTGGTTTGGATAATGCCGGCAATGTCGCTTATTTTGACCGTTTCCAATTAGATTGGCACAATACCAAAGAAACAATAAAAAGGTTGCCGCCTGCGCCAATTATAGTGGATTCAACGGGTGTTGGCGACCCTATATTGGAAGACTTGCTTCGTGAAGGCGTAAATATAGAAGGTTTAAAGTTTACAAGTCAGTCAAAGCAGCAACTTATGGAAGGTTTGGCTTCAGCAATCCAACAGGGACGAATCGGATTCCCTGAAGGGGTTATTGTGGAAGAATTAGACGTATTTGAATATCAGTTCACGGCAAATGGTGTTAGGTATTCAGCGCCGTCAGGATTCCACGACGACTGCGTTATGGCATTGGCTTTGGCTTGGCAAAACCACAATATAAAGCGCGGTTCAGGGCGTTACGCCTTTGCTTAACAATCATAATCGGTTCAATTATCAATCAATTATGACCCGTTTATGACCGATATTCGGTTCTTTTATGACCGATAAACCGTTTATCCTTATTATTTACCATTCATCACATTTTTCAAAAAAAGTTTAAAAAAGATTTGGAAGACATTGTGTACAAGGTGTATATTTGTGTTAACAATAAAAACTTATAACAATGGCAAACAAACTAAAAACACCACAGGAAAAACATTTAGAATTATTAGCTGAACGTCAAAAGCAATACGCAAAAGAATCATTGGGTATGGGTTGGTTCTTCGCTATTATTACGGCTGCTTTATTGTTAACCGCTTTAATTGAAAACTTATAATTATGAATCACGCAAGTTTATTCAGCGGGATTGGCGGTTTTGACCTTGCCGCCGAATGGGCAGGTTGGAATAATGTTTTTCATTGCGAATGGAATCCATTTGCACAAAAAGTATTAAAATATCATTTCCCAAATTCAATTTCTTATAATGACATCACAAAAACAGATTTTACAATTCACGCAAATAAGATTGACATTCTCACAGGCGGATTCCCTTGTCAACCATATTCAACAGCCGGAAAAAGACTTGGCAAAGCCGACGAAAGACATTTATTTCCTGAAATGCTTAGAGCAATTAAAGAAATCAGACCGCGTTGGGTTATTGGCGAAAATGTTCGTGGACTTGTTAGTTGGGACGGCGAATTGGTATTCAATGAAGTGTGTTCTGACTTGGAAGGCGAAGGTTATGAAATCCAACCGTTTATTATTCCTGCTGCAAGCGTCAACGCGCCGCACCAAAGATATAGAATTTGGTTTATCGGATTTAGAAATGATTATGTTAAAGACGCCGACAGTATCGGACAAAAATGGGGGTTGCACACGTGGGAATCCCAAAATGCAAATGGGAAGCAGTTTAGTGAATCAAATGCACCAAATATGCAAAACCCCACGTGGGAAAACTTCCCAACTGAATACCCGCTTTGTAATGGAAATGATGGGATTTCCAAAAGATTGGACGGAATTACCTTTTCAAAATGGCGAAGCGAATCAATCAAAGCAGGTGGAAACGCAATAGTTCCGCAAGTTGCTTTTGAAATATTTAAAACAATTAATATATTTGAAGAACAATTAAAAAACTTATAACTATGCCATTTTCAACTTGCTGCGGTGCGCATACCAATTTTCCCGAAATAGACCTTTGCCCTGATTGCTTAGAACATTGCGATTGGGAAGAAGAAGACGAAGAAGAATTGGAAGCTGACAAAGAAACAGAAAACCAAATTGACCAAGCTAAAATTGATTCAAATGCCTAATTACTACGAACTTAAACAGACAACCTTAATGGAATTGGAAATTGCGGAATTAGTCGCAAAGATTCAACGCCTTGAAAAAGAATTGGCTTTAAAAGAACAGGAAATAAAACAATTAAAAATGCTTAACTTAGCGTTAGCAGACCAATAATATTGTACCCGTCCAAATTCAACAATCAATTATTAACAGGGGTGTTAAGGTTATGTCGCGGGCGGGGATATTTTAAAAGCTTATAACAAATGATAACAAACTTTGAATTCCTGACAAGGGAAATGACCGACGAAGAAAAAAAATTAGTTCCAATCCTAATAAAAGGATTCAACACTAAGACAAAAGACAACCCGATTAAAGCGCCTGAAATAGTACAGGCAATCAATAACAAGCGCGAAATCTTAGGTTTAAAGTCTAATTTTTCAGAAGTTAGATTGCGTAAAATTGTTAATTTTATACGTGCAGAAGGGATTTTGCCGCTAATAGCTACGTCAAACGGTTATTATTGCAGCAAAGACAAAGAAGAAATTAAAAGTCAGATTGAAAGTTTAACGCAACGCGCTGAAGCAATTATGTCAAGTGCAAACGGACTTAATAAATTTTTATAATATGAAAGAACTGAACGAACTTCGCGAATGGGTTTGGTCACAATGTTTGACAGGTCAACCTTTTTCCTGTGCAGACGTTATAAATAAGATTGACGAAATGTTGGAATCTGACACAGATATTGAAGAACTTTTATTAACTTCGGATTATGAAATGGAATAATTTAACCCTTTGGCAATACCAACAATTAATGCCTATAATTACTGACCCGAACAAAGAATGGACAGAATTGGACAAAGAAGTAAAATTATTGTCCGTAATTACAGGCTTAACAGAATTTCAGATTGACAGTTTAAGCATTGAAACGCTTAAAGAAATGCGCAAAGACTTGGCGTTTTTAGACGAACCAATTGAAGGGAAGCCGGTTGACTTTATTGTTATCAATGGCAGAAGATACAGAATGAATTATGATATTAAAAATATGCCGGCTGCACGATATATTGAAAGCAAAGTATTCAGTAAAGATACATTGGGTAATTTGCATAAAATAGCAGCTTCAATGGTTATCCCGCAAAAGCAAACTTGGTGGGGGAAATGGGTTGACGATAAATATGACGCAAGTAAGCACGAAGACTATGCGCAGGATATGGCAGAAGCAAACTTCATTCACGTTTATCATTCGTTGGTTTTTTTTTATCAAGTATACAGAAATTGGATAGAAGTTTCACGGGATTATATGATTCAGGAAATGACGAAGGCGGGAATGACGAAGGAGCAAGCGGATTCGGTGGTGTTGCTTTTATGCGAATCTACGGGTGGCATTATACCGCCAAACTTGTTGCCGAACACGAAAATATCAGAACTTCAGAAGCTTTTGAAATGAAGACTTTGGAGTTTTTGAATACAATGGCTTACTTAAAGTCAAAAAATGCATACGACCGTGAAGAAGCGAAACGATTAAGGCAGTAGTTGGTTTTTTATTGTTATAAGCAAAGGAAGAAGACCCCGTTTTTTAGCGGGGTTTTTCTATTGGCGGTATTTAGGTTTATTTTGGCTATTTATGGGTATGAGTGAAGCAAAAGCACAGGCGGAATTTCTGAAGAACAAAATGCTTCAGGATATAGGGGAACAATACGACTTAATTGACCCGACTGAATTTCCTGTTGCTGAACAAATGTTAATGTATTATGGTAAGATTTTTAATGATACAATACAGGCTAACTTAGATAAAAGCGGTTCAATTGCTTCAGGTAAAATTGGCGATTTGGTTGTGCCAAAGGTTAAAAAGTTTGGTAATAACTACGAAATGCAGTTAGGATACGACCCCAAAAACCCGGCTTCGGTTTATTATAGGTTTGTGAATAAGGGTGTTCGTGGTGCAGGTGGGGAAAATGCAAGACCAAAGAAAGTGTCCGCAGATTCGCCTTACCAATATAAAACGCCATTACCAAACGAAAAAATGGCTAAGTCAATTATGGAATGGTATAAACTTGGCAAAGCAAAAGCAAATACCGATTCACAGAAGAAGAACCTAAGCAAGACACAGAAGAAGAATAAAAGATTGAAACAGGTTGCAAGTAAGCCATTGACATTAATGCAGGTTGCATATAGAACGGCGGCGGCAATCAAAAGGGACGGTTTAAAGACAACACATTTCTTTGACAATGCAGTAAAAACAGTATTTAATAAAGACTTTTTTGAAACAATGGCAACCGCATTCGGTGGCGATATTCAGTTACAAATTAGACAAATTGGAAATAAAATAGAAAATGGCAATAACAGTAAATAGTGTACCGGCAACTTACCCAAGTATGCACGAAGACCTTTGGTTTGTGGCTTCTTCAACAAACGTTGGGGTTACAAACTTTAAATTCGTTTACGACGTTTATATTAACGGCGCACAGGTAAGCAGAAATAAAATATTCCCTTCGCCAAGTGCGGAAGGAAGCTACGGCGTATTTAATGCGTCGCCAATGGTGCGCGCATATGTAACGAATTATTTTGAACCTTCAGGAAGTAGCGTTTTAGTTGCTTCTAATAACAAAATAAAGGTTGATTATCAGGTTCGTATTGGCGAAGAAGTAAGCGGAACTGTGACGCCTAATTTGGCTTCAGGTTCTTATTCTGCATATAACTATTACGCGCCATTATTCGGGGATATATTCACAGAAAACGGCGAAGTACCTTTGGTATTGTCCAATTATTATGACAATTTATTAATTGAAAACTATACGGACGATTGGTTAAGCGACCGCGACAATTCAGATATTACGATTGAATACGGCGACCAATTCTTTATTACTTTCTTAAAGATTACAGGCGGTACATATAAACTTTGGGTTCAGCCTACATACGAAAACGGAAGCGTTGGAACTGCGGTAAGCGGTGCAATTACAATGTCAGGACAATTTAACTTATTTAATTTTCAGGCTGCGGCAATTAACGCTTGGGCGGGTTCTGAAATAATCACACAAAATACTTACGGTTATAATGTTTACATTTCGCTTGGTGCAGCAACCACAAGGGTTTTACGATTCAGGCAGGTATGTAACCCTAAGTACAGACAATATAATCTTCACTTCCTTAACAGATTGGGCGGGTACGATACAATGGCGTTCAGACTTGTCAACAAACGAAGAAGTCAATTTGAACGTTCTTCATACCGACGCAATCCTTATCAATTATCAGGTGGTCAAATGAAAAATATTGACAGTTATAACAAGTACAATGAAACGACTTATAACTTCGCAATTCAACACACGGATTATTATTCATTGACTTCAGATTGGGTTAACGAACAAGATTACGCTTGGCTTGCGCAATTAATGGCTTCGCCTATTGTTTATATGGAAGTACAGGGCGCATATTTCCCCGTGACGATTAACAATACTAATTATCAATACAAGTATAAGGTTGCAGACAAGCTATTTAATTTTGATTTAGAAGTTGAAGTTGGAAAATATTTAAACAGTCAGTACAGATAATGATTAGAACCGAAATTTATATTGAAAATCAATTAGTTGACTTATTAAAAGATATTGGAACGGATTTCACGTACACGATTGACGACGTGCGTGAATTCGGTTCACGAAATACTTCGTTTAGTCGTACGATTTCACTTCCTGCAACTGCAAACAATAATAAAATATTGGGTTTTGCTTTTGATTTGGGAATGGCGCACGAACATAATATGGATTTACCGAACGTAAATACAAACTTTACGCCGTCACAGGCTGCAAAGTGCGAAGTATATATTGACAAAATACAGATATTTAAGGGCGTAATTAGAATACTTGAAATACTTGTCAATAAAGGCGCTATTGAATATCAATGCGCAGTATTTGGCGAATTAGGCGGTTTTATTACGGAGTTAGGAAATAAGCGTTTAGAAGACTTGGATTTTAGCGAATATAATCATACTTGGAACGTTACAACAATTCAAAACAGTTGGAATACAATAAACGGTTCAGGTTATTATTATCCATTGATTGATTACGGCGACGTTTCAACAAATAAGGACGATTTCCACGTTAGTACATTCAGACCGGCTTTATATGTAAAGGAATATATTGAAAAAATATTTGCAGGTACTTCTTATACTTTGAACTGTGACTTTTTTAATAGTGACTTTTTCAAAAAGCTTATTATTCCAAACAATAGTCAGGGTATTCAAGGTACTAACGACCGATTCATACTTGCA